TGTGATATAGCCTGAGAAAAGATAATAGCGGTCAGTGCCACCGCCATCGTCATAATCTGCATAAATACGAATCTTGCGAAGAGGCAAGAGTTTGCCATAGTAAGGCGATGAGGCATTTTGCGGGTTATAGTCGCCATTCTCGTCTTCTAAGACGACAGTGGCGGTGCCTGCCTCAAAGCTATTAAGAACTCGGTTGCGGCCTCGGCGGATGGAAACGCGAAGGGCGATGTCACTTACATCAACGACATCTGCCGGCGCATCTGCCAAGATGCCCACGCCAAGGGGAGTTGAAGGATCATCTAAAATTAAAGGGTTTCCAAAGGCAGGGCCATTTGCGAAGTCAATGCTGACTCCAAGAACGGGAGTGCCTGGCATTACAGACCGCCAACAAAGAGAATTGGATTACCGCTTTGTTGTTCTAACAAGATTCGCTGACGAATTGCATTAGCCAAATCTGCTTCTGTTTGGACATTGCCTTCAACAGTGACATTGACAGTCATTCCTGCATTTTCTGCCATACGGAAAGAGCCAGGGTCAAAGGTCGAGCCTGCGCTAATGCCAGGGCCATCAAATGTTCCCATTGCTCTAAGTCTTGCCTGCTCATCGCTAAGAGCGCCAAGGCCCAATGTGCTTATCGAGTCTGAAAGAGTGTCAATTTGTTCTTTGAGTAAGAAGCTGATTGCGGTGCCACTTTCGGTGCTTTCGCGCAAGGCAGTCAGAGTGTCAATTTGTTCTCTTACAGCGCCCGTTGAAACAGGAGCAGAAGCAGGATTGAAAGGATTTGGGATCACCGCGTTTGGCACCGATGATGGCGTTCCTGTTGGCGTTCCTGTTGGCGTTCCTGTTGGTGTGCCTGAAGGAATGCCCTGCGGCTTGCCACTATTCAAAGCAGCGAGATAGGCGTTTAGAGCTGCAAGAGCGCGCTTCCAAGCATCGGCAGCTTCATCTCCTGGATATGCCCAACCCTTAGAAAGTGCTGCTTGTAGCGCAGTTCCATCTTGAACTGTCTTTCCATAAGCAAGAACTTGAGCGCGGGTCATTCCCCACTTGCCCATCAACTTCTCAATTTCTGAGTCGTCAATCTTTTCATCTTTGAGGGCGCGGGTGAAATCTACATACTTCTCGGCTTCTTCTTTTGTCAGACCCCACTTCATTAGCAGGTTGACAATTGGCCCATCATTTAACTCTGTTGAGTTGGCAGCATAGATTCGGGCGATATATTCAAGAACTTCGCCCTTTGTAATGTTCCACTTTTGAGCAAGAACAGAAACTTCTTCATCGCTGATTACTGCATCAGAGAGAACAGTCAAGAGATCGGTGTAGCGCTGCGCAGCCTCATTGAGCTTCATCTGCGCTTCCATATTGGCAATCAGCGCATTGACTCTTGCTTGCTCTTCAAGATTTGCTTGCTTGAGAAGATTAAGACGAGCAGCCTCAAGTTGAATTGGGTCTTTCTCGGTTGTTGGCTTCACGCCTAACTTGGCAAGGGCAGCCAACGCCTTCTTTGTTGCAAGTTCTAAGGCTGCCGTTGCTGCTGCCTTCTTAGAAGCGGCAGTGTTCTTTTTCTGAGTGACAGTAAGTTTTTCAAGGCCTTTGGTGTAATCATTAGCACCGAGTTTCAGGCCCTTGAAATCAAAATCTAATTTGTCGGATGTTTTGTCAGCAGTATCGCCGAATTTATCCATTGCTTTATTGATGCCGTATAAAGCAGCAGCGAAGGCAGTTGCGCCCGCAGCAGCAGAAATACCGCCGGTCAATAAAGCTTGAGCTGCTGCCGCGCCTAGAGTAGCGGTGCGAAGAGCTTTTGTGACAGTAATTATTGCTTTGATTGCCCCGATTAGTGCGCTGACGGCAGCCGCTACTTTTGCTCCAGCGAAGGTTGCAATTATCACTGCGCCTAATTGTTTGAAAACATTGATATTTCTAGCAACAAAATTGAAGGCATCAAAAAGACTTTGAGCGAAAGCAACTACATAACCGACAGCATTTTCAAAGACACCTGCCAATCTTTCGCCATTGGCTTCGAGCCAAGCATCTATGGCAGGAACAACTTGTTCATTTATTATTTTGACAAGGTTTTCCAAAATTGGAAGAAAGCGATAACCGATAGTTTCAAGAATCTCGCCAAAGCGAAGTTTAAGAATACTTATCTGACCCGCAAAGGTGTTGGCATTATCTTGAGCCGCACCACCATAAAGGTCAGCAAGTTGTTGAGTAAGGGCAACCAAGTCGCCACTTGCAATTGCGTTTCTATCAAGGGCAGGGAATAATCTTTGAAGCGCAGTGAAGTTGCCATTTTGAGCCTTGGCAAGAGCTGATGTGACTGTCGAAAGGCTCTTGCCTGATCCTGCGGCTACATCAAGGGAAAGTCCGAGAAGAGTTTGCGCCTGAGCCAAATCGCCACTGGCGGTCGCCAAAACCGCCAAGGCAGGTCGCAATTCGTCATCGGCAACGCCAAGTTGGTTTTGTAGGGAGAGGATAAACGCCTCTGAAGCTGCTATGGCTTCATTACTTGCGCCGACTGTATTTCGCAGAGCATTGGCAAGAAGGACTTGGCTCTTCTCGTCTGCCATTGCCGCTTGAACGGCATCCTTGCCAATCTTTATGGCTAATGCACCGGCTGCTGCGGTTGCCACTGCGAACGCCTTGGCAATCTTCTTGCCAGCATCAGCGAAATTCTTTTCAAGTTTTTTTACATCTTTGATGGCTTGCTTGGAGCCTTTGTCATTATAGACTGTAATAATGCGCTCAAGAATTGCCATCGCCTAGACCTCTCTTTCATTCAAAGCTTTATCCATCCGTGCTTGTGCTTTGTTTTCAGCATCTTTAATTGCTTCAAAGATAGCACGCTGAGCAGTCTTCTTGTTGTCATCAACTGCTCTGATAACGGCGCGACCTTTATCTTGTCCTAATCTTTTTGCGGTTGGTAAAACTCCGTGATATTTCTCAACTGCCTGAATAAAATCTTGGGATGCAGTTGGATTTGAAGAGCGTGAAGCACGAGTTCTTGCGCGACTTGCCTTAGTTCCACGACCAGCAGTTTCAAAGATAGCGCCTGCGGGATCGCGCTGAATAACGCCATAGCCATAGGCAACAAAGCCTTTTGTGTTTGATTTAGGTTGCGATAAAACTGGCTGAATACCTGCTTTTGCTTTCGAAACATCAAAAGGAATAAAGCTGCCGCGACCTTTGCCTTGTTGCAAAGGGCCAACTAAACTTGCATTCTTATTGTGCCTTGCCCATCCCGAAGGATGAACTCCCTCAGGCATAATATATTGACGAGCTTGATTGACGACTGTATTCAGCACGCCTTTAATTTCTTTATTCAACTCTTTTTTGAGATCAGGCGCGAAACGCTCAACAGCAGCAATGGTTTCTTTTGTTCCATAAACTGTCACTCGATAAGTTGGTGAATCCATTATTTGTTTCGCGCCTTTGCTCGTTCTTTCAAATAAACGAAAATTGCTTCCAACACTCCGTCAGGGGCATCAAGCAATGCCACCGGCGAAATTCCTGACTCCACAGAGAGAGCTGCTATTTGATAGGTCAGGCTATCTCTGTGGATTCGGAAGAAGGGTCTGTCACCAAGGTCACTTCTTCAAGAGTGTCTAAGAAGTCAGGGCCAAAAGGTTTGACAACGCGACCATTGTGCTTCATCGCTGACCAAGCCAGGAAGTAGATATGCTCTAGTTTCTGCTCTTCGGCAATAAGTTTTGCCAAGCCCTTTTGATACTTCTGCTCAAACTCCACAATCACTCTTGGTCGAAGCGAATAAGTCGCATCGGTTCCATCGGTAGTGCGAACACGGATTTTTAAGCCATCCATTTGTTTCCCCCTAATTGATTTAAGATGTTGATTTTGTGATTGCGCCCGAAATAGGCCAAGTCACACTCGCAGTTGCTAATTCTCCCACAGCACCATTTAGCGGTGTCCATTCGGCAATTAGAACTGAGAAATTGTATTTTGGGTTTGTTGCGCTGACTGATGTGTTGACAGGTCTGACCTCACAAGCGACTGCGGTTCCGAGCAACGGATAAATTGTTGATTCGACCGAGCCTGAAGCATAGTCCTGGTGGAACTCGAAACTTACAGAATTATCTGCAAGTCCGGCCACTCTCTTTTTTGCCGTGTCACCAAACGCCGTTGTTTCAACGATGTCGAAGGTGGTGTTTAGTGACACGCTAGAAATATGATCCGACAAGTCGGTCGATGCGAAAGTCACATAGGCATTAGTGAGAACAAGTCGTGCCATATTTTTACGATGTTGCCTTGGTTATTGCTCCGCTTACAGGCCAAGTGACAGATGCAGTTGCAAGTTCTCCAACTGCTCCGTTGAGTGGTGTCCACTCGGCAACAAGACAATTCATTGAATAAAGAGGGTTGGTTGCACTTGTTGCATCATTTACAGGCTTGACAGTGACAGCCGTGACTGTTCCAATTAGCGGATAAATTGTTGCTTCAACTTCTCCTGAAGCATAGTCTTGGTGAAATTCAAGACTGATTGAATTATCTGTAAGACCGCCAACTCTTGTGCGAGTGGCTGTGCTTGAAAATCCGGTGGTTTCGACCGAATCAACAGATGAGTTGAGCGTGATTGATGCCACTAAATCAGACAAGTCAACTGCGTTGACTGTGACTAGGGCATTTGTTAGAACGATGCGTGCCATTAGTTTTTGGCTCCTTCTGATAGTGCTGGTTTGATGGTTGGTTGACTTGCTTGAATGTGGCCACTTGCAATGAGAGCATCAATGTTTGCGCCTGCAT